CCCAACCCTAGCCCGCCGGGGGCGGGGGAGGTCGGGGGTTAAATATTTAACCAGTGAATCAAATTATAACGGTCATGACTCAACTTATTCATGTCCGGTAACTCATTCATAAACACAACCACATGCGGAACAGTGTCCAGTGTTTTAGTTCTAGACAAATACTTTGGAGAGAATATCATTCTATCCTTCAATTGTTCCAAGACCGAATACTGCAAGTACTCGGATTGAGACCTGGGTAAGTCAAATAGGAACACTGACTTCCGCTCGTCGATGGCATGGGCGAGATCGTCTCTTTTACCGATTGAAAGCACCTGAGTTCGCTCTGGGTTGAGGGACAAGAATTTTTTGATGAACCAAGATTTTCCCGTACCTCCTCGTTCATCCACGACGAACGTAATTGTTCGATCGTCTGCGGGGACGTTAAGTCCATCTGCGAGTCGATGCTGATGCTCTCGATACTCTCCTCGAACTTCAAAACTCGAGGGGTATATGAGGTCGATCCATTCCATACATCTTCCATACTGCAAGAAGATTCCTGGGAAGAACTCGGCAACGCGTGCGCTTGTTGGCTTGACGGGTTGGGTAACAACCCACTCTTTGAACTCTTCGAAACGGTTGGTTTTGCCCTGCGGGCCAGGGCAAGTTCCGAACTCCTCGTAGTCACCATCTTTCTTGCAATAGTCCGAAGCTTGACGTGAACTCCCACGGGCAGGTTCGATATGACAACGATCTCCGAGGGAACGCTTTGCACGGTTGAACCGTACAGACGTTCCAAATATGACGAATCCCTGTAAATGCGGAGTCCCAGACTCTCCAATCTCTCGGCCAAAAACCAAATATCGGCAGCTTGTAGCAAGATCTCGTAATCGTTGCAAGTCGGCATCGACGTGGTTGTTGAGGGTGAAGACGTACCGTGTGCCAATCATTGAAAATGAAAATATGAGGCGGGGGTAATACTAACCCCGCCTTTGATCATAATTTCGCGATGCTCCGGGAAGTTCCAGGATGCAACTAGTCCGTACGCCCTATAGAATTGGGAACGTGGCCTTTCAATCACGAAAGGCACAATTGGGCATAGCATTGGCACGTGCAGCGTGGGCAAACCGAAAAGCCATTTATAGAATGGGTCGTGGTGCGCTTAAAAGAGCACGTGTCTATCGTCGTTCAAAAGCAGCAAGAGCATGGAAGAAAAGAAAACCACGAATGATGGGGGTTGCGGCACATGCCGTGTCAAACCAGTGCTGGTATAACGCCTTCGGCGCCCCCAGTCCTAACGGTCTTTCGACAAATGTCGTACTGGAACGACGAACTATGTACTTCGCAAAAGTTGAAATTTCAAAACAGCCCTCAAGCGTTGAACAATTAGGACAAGTGGCACGTGACAGTGCCAAACTGTCCGGTTTAAAAATCTGCATAAATGCAGCAAACCAAAACACGGGGCCAACGGAACATGTAATGGTCCATATAGCCCTGGTTCAATTAAAGCAATTTAATAACGACAACTGGGACAATACGAGTTTCTTTTCCACGCCAGGAGGCGGGAACGCAGGCGCAGACAAGACTGAAAACTTTATTGATTTTGGCGGTCAGACCGCCGTTCAGTTCCAGTATAACTGCAACGGAATTAATAAAGACAAGTGGAACGTGCTAACACATTTCAAACGTGTCTTGGCGCCAACATCTGGGTCATCCCAGATGAACTCTGTATTGAGATATGACAAATATTTTAATATGAGGAAGACGAGAGTTGCGTGGGACACAATCACGTCAGACAACATCACAAAACCACTAATGATTTTGGTTTGGTATGAAAGAAGTCATAATGACTCCAACACGACCTTCGGTGGCAATTTCAAATTCAACATCAACACAGTCAGTTATTTCCGTAACGTTTAAATTTATATATCCAACACTAACCCTAACCTAACTCGTCATCACCCAACCCTAGCCCGCCGGGGGCGGGGGACCCCAACCCTAGCCCGCCGGGGGCGGGGGAGGTCGGGGGTTAAATATTTAACCAGTGAATCAAATTATAACGGTCATGACTCAACTTATTCATGTCCGGT